GAAGTTAAAAAGTATTTTTAGTTGAAAGAATTAGTTTGTCCTCATTGTGTTAATACTTTTGGAGATAATGCTTGGTAGTTTATTTCAACTGAACTACTGAGCATTATTTATACATTACGTACTCAAATAATCAAAAAACCAATGATTATTAATTCTTATGATAATAATTTAACACAAAGAGGATTAAGATGCAATATATGTTAGTTGTGTAAAGATAAAACTAATTCTAATAAGATATACATGACTGCACATGGACTAGGAAAAGCTATTGACTTTACTGTTAATGATATGTCTGCAGAAGAAGTGAGAAATCTTATACGTTCTAATATTGATAAATTTGAATATCCGATAAGATTGGAACGAGATGTAACTTGGGTTCACGTTGATGCTTATACTACGGATAATAAAACAAAATTAGTAGAATTTAACGGTTAATAATATGGTAATAGGTAGAATTAGATTTTTAGCTTCAACAATCGCTCCAAAACCAGAAGAAATAGAATATTGGATTGATTTAAGTGAAGACAGATACGGTTGTATAATAAAATGCTATAATGGCGTTGAATGGGAAAGAATCGATTAGCGTACTTATGACGAAATCATTAGTTTCAAACATAAGTTAGATGAACTACTTATAGAAATACAAGAATGTGAAAATGATTTATTACAACATAAAGAAGATTTTGAAGAATACAAGAATGAAACAGATTCTAGTTTAAATACAATAAACGAATAGATAGAAGATATTAATGCTAGTCTAGAGACATTACTTGGTGAAAGTGCTTCAGAATTTATTGACAAATATAATGAAATTTTAAATTTCTTAACTGGTTATGAGGATACTGATACATTACAATCTATTCTATCTGATTTAAAAAATGAGATAAGTTAGAATATAACTGAAATAGAAAGTAATTTAACATCGCATATAAATAATAAAAACAATCCTCATAATATTACAAAACAACAAGTAGGTCTTTCTAATGTAACGAATGATGCTCAAGTAAAACGTTCAGAAATGGGTACTGCAAACGGTATAGCCACACTGAATGAACAAGGATTAATACCTTCTAATCAATTACCATCGTATGTAGATGATGTAATAGATTGTTATGCTACATATTCCAAAGAAGAAGATGGTACTTTATCTAATATAAAATTATATTTAGATGCAGAACATCAAAATATGATAACTGGCGAATCTGGAAAGATTTATGTTGATATCACTGGTAGTGATAGTGCGTATCAGTTTAGATGGACTGGTACTCAATTTACTGTTGTTGGAGCACCAACGGTTATAGGAGAAATAACGGGTACTGCTTTTGATGGAGCCAGAGGCAAAGCCTTAGAAGATAAAACTAATTAGTTGCAATCATCTAAGCAAGATAAATTAATAAGTGGAACGAACATCAAAACAATAAATGGTGAAAGTTTATTAGGAACTGGTAATATTACTATCGAAAATGATGGCAGTTCTTCTGATAATATGTATATATTATTAGAAGGATTAGAAATAAAAGATTTTGGTCAAGAATAGAATATTCCTTAGCAATATATAGAATTTTATCAATCTTTAGATACTACTAGCAAAATACCTTATATTGTTTATGATGGTAAAATTGCATTAGCACAAATAACCAATTATACTGATAATGAGTATATGATTGCAATAGATATAAATTCATATACAAAAGAAAACACTGATTAGTTATATATAAACTAGTATTTGTATATTATTATATACAAACAAACTAATAAATATATTATAAATCACATAGCTAAATTTATTACAACAAATTATAATAATACATCCTTTGGGAGTGAAGTTATATATTTTAACCACCGTATAATAGGTAGTATAGATTATATGTTTGCATCTACCCCTATAAGGGCAGCTACGGAATTTTCTAATAGTATTGTTGTAAACAATATTGAAAAAAACCAATCTAGATAGCCATATTGTTCTGCATTTGGAGATACGACATATGCATTCGGTATAAATGCGTTTGCAACAGGAACTGGTGATGAAAATCCTAAAGATTCTCCATTGATTAATCCTAATTCTTCTATACAAGATATTAAAAACGTATACAAAAATGATAAAAAACTGTAGCTTGCTTTTGGTAACAATTCTTCAGTATTTGGTTCTAATAATTTAGCTTATGGTGTTAATTCATCTGCATTTGGGTCGATGAATCAAGTATATGGAAACAATTCGATTACTTTTGGTTATGGTAATATAGTAAATGAAGAGAATTCTTATATATTAGGTTATAATTGCTAGACTAGAGGTGTGCGTAGTATAGCTATTGGAGATAATTGTACTGCTTATGGTATAAATTCTATTGCTTTAGGTTACGGTGCACAAAAAGCTCCAGATAATATTACAGATGATATTGAAATAGAATATTAGAATCTTTGGAATTCTGATGATGAATCTTTTCATTTAGCCTATGGTAATTATTCAACAGTTACTGGTAATTGTAACTTAGCAAAAGGAATAAATAGTTCTGCTAATGGATTAGGAAATGCAGCTAAATGTGATAATTCATTTGTTGTAGGAAAGTACAATGATTATAGTAAAGATAACTATTTATTTTTAGTTGGAAATGGGTCTGATGGGTCTAGTCGTACTAATGCTTTCGAAGTATATGAAGATGGGAGTATATGGGGAATGTATATAAATTGCCATACTGTTACAGCTACAAAAGATATTACTGCAAGAGGTTTCTATGAAGTATCAGATATGCGCCTTAAAGATAATATACATAATATTACTATTGATAAACAAATAGATTTAGTACAATTTAATTGGAAAAATACTGGTAAAAAATCGTATGGTGTTATAGCTCAGCAAATAGAATAGAATTATCCAGAATTAGTTGAAACTAACGAAGTAACAGGATACAAAACTGTGAAATATGATTCCGTATTAATTCTCAAATGTGCTTAGTTAGAAAACAGAATTAAACAACTTGAAAAACAATTGGAGGACTTGAAAAATGGGTAAAATTGCTACTGAACAAGAGGTTTATAATGTTGGGCAAACTGGCACACCAACAGCAAACAAATGTTGTACTAAACAACGAATGGAAGCGTTAGGTTGTGAAGGTATTAATGGTGTAGAAAATTATGAAAACAATAGACTTGTCCCGTAGAACAGTTATAAACAAGCACCTTATAAAATAAAATTTAGTGGTATGAATCATTATGCTACAGACGTACAAGTAACTGAATCTGGCGGTGGTGTATATCTTAGTACCAATGATTGGTATTATTATTTGCATATACCTGTTACATATAACAAAGATATTCGTATTATTCTTCAAATAAATTATAGTGCACAGTAGTCATATATAAATATGAATGAAAAAATTTATGGATCATATCAATATACAATTGAAAATTATACTAGCAATGTTTAGATTTTGAGTAGTTCTTCTGAGCAAAGTCTAAATTTTGTTATCAACGACACTAATACAACGGCTATCGTAAATACTAAAATATATGATTCTTTAAATAGTTCAATTTCATTTCAAATTTCATTTGTATATATAAAAAATTAATATTAATTATGAAATCAATATTTACAAGACCTTTATTCGTAAATCCATAGGCATACTTAACTATACCCGAATTATCATATATACAAACAGCTACACCGTTTGATTTTACTGAAGATTCATATAGTTTTGTAATTAACACATCTGGTAGAATAGAAGGTAAATTATTAAAAACTAGTAATGATTATATATTACATCTTGATTTGTATTCTATAGATGGCAACTGTGTATTAGGAGAATTTTATCTAAATAACTCTGAATTAAATACAGATAACTTTAATCTTACATAGTCTAAGAATATCATTACTTTACAATTTGGTGAACAAAGCAGTGGTAATATTACATATCCTGGATTGATAGCCGCATGGTCAGCAAAAGGCAAGACTAATGATGATAAAGATAGAGCAATACTTAAAGATTTGACTGGTAATGGACATGATATTACTTTGAATAGATTTGCTTTTAGTAAAATGAGTGGATATGGTGGATACAAAACAAACATGTTGAATTGGAAATATTATAAAAATTCAGCAGTAATTTTATCTTCCCAAAATAAATTTATAACATATAATACATTAGAAATTGTTACACATTTTTGGGATTATGTTAGTGAGCCTCCATTAGGAACTATACATAGACCTTCTTTTAAATTAAAAATATCTGGTCTTAATGAAGATGAGGGAATTTATTATATTTATAGGGATGGTGAAGATTTTAGCGTACCACATAAAGGAAATCTATATAATGGAATAAATATATTCCCTGAAATAAATGCCGAAATTGTAACAGAAAAACTTCCATATACTACGGTATTTGACATACAAAGTCAACATATTCTTGATAAAGAAATTACTTTTGAAATTCTTCCTGAATACCCCGATGCTCTTGTATTTGACGGTGTTGATGATTATGGATTTTGTACAAATATTCCATTACTTGAAGACTATACAATTATAGCAAAAAGAAAAGATTGTAGTGGCGGATGTCTTTTCAATAAGGGAGTAAATACAAAAGGAACGTTTATTTTAGAAGGATTTGGATTTAATTTTAATACTTATAATTTTGGTCAAGGTCAAAATAAAAATCTTTTAAAAAATGATATTATAACTTGGCAAAATAAGAACTCATATAATCAACAAAGTTTAATTATAGGAAACGATTTAGATAGGACTAATCAAATAACTATTGGAAGACTTAATAAGGCTGATGTTCGTATGTTAAAAGGTGCTTTCTACTCCGCCTATCTCTTCGACCGCAGCTTAGACGAACAAGAAATAAAAGCATTTATTAGAAAATACATTGACCCTGAATATCTTCTTCCATCTGAGATTCCAACTCCTGATTGTTATTATGATTTCAGTAAAGGTAGTAATGATGATGTAAATAAGAATACTATAAAAGATTATAGCGGTAATGGCAATGATGCTGTTGCTCGTAGCTTTGCATGGAGCGGCATGGATGGATATGGTGGGTATGTTACAAATTTTTATAACACAAAAGAGAATACAATAACTGCTGATATTCAAAATAATAAATTAAATGTTACTAATATTACAGGTAATGGGAAATTTGCCTATACATGGGCTCATGCTTATCCTGACATAATCAATAATTCTTATAAAATACAAGTAAATGGATTAAAAGATACAATGAATTTAGTATATAGGTATTATGATAAAAATAGAGAAAGAAAGGAAGTTAACATACCTAAGGATGGAGTATATCAGATACCGAGTGGATATGGAGTTCAAGGAACAGAAACTACTGACTATAGTGGATTTAACGTATCTAATTTTACTGGAGAATGTAATCTAATAATAGAAATGATTCCGGAATACCCTGATGCATTAGTCTTTGATGGTGTAGATGATTATATTTCTCTTGATGCTTTTGATAGTGGGTTTAAGACTGTGTTTATAGTTTGTTGCATATTTAAAAATTCTCCAGGAGTAGTTATGTATGACCAGAGATATAAATTTAATAATAATTTTGCCATTTTTCCTAGTGTTTCTTCAAAAGCATATGCGAATGCGGGTTATAATCAAAATAATACTTTCATAAACAATAAAGAAAATACAAAATTGTTGTGTACAGACCTTTTAAATAAGAAACATTTAATACACATTTTGACTAAGGAAGTTTATGATGGGATAAAATTAAGAATTGGTGGTAGTACTGGAAATAATCAATATTCCAATATGGCACTATATAAATTCCTCGGCTTCAAAGAAGCTCTAACAGAAGAACAGATACAAGCAGTAATTAAGAAATACAATCTCCTTGACGGAGTAGATAAAATAGAAGTAAGTTAAACCAATTAAATTAAAAGAAATATGAAGTTTATTGTGTTACCTTTAGAAGACGCTAAATTAGTCTTCACAGAACAAGAACTTGAAACTCATAGAAAGAGTATTGATGGAACAGAGGTAATCGTACATGAAGAAACTCTTTTAGAAAAAAGACAAGCACTTGGTATGAGTACTCTTTCTACTGATGAAGTTGGAGAAATCCAATGGACTTATCCAAATTATGAATATAATACAGATGAATTAAATACTCTTCTTGAAAGTGATAAGTGGAGTAATAAAGACGAAATAATATGATAAATAAGATTTTTAATTATTTTGGCTTTGATGGACTAAAACATATTATTTGTTCTAATCTGTTAGTATCTTTATTGCAATTAATATTACCTTTATGGGTAGCAATAATTATAACAGTAGTTATCGGAATCGGTAAAGAACTTATATACGATAAGTTGATGAAAAAAGGTACTTGTGATAAAAAAGATATTATTTCCAATTTAATTGGAATTAGTATAGGATGTTTATAAAAATATTGATATGGTAAATTTTATAGAAAGTAAAACAGCTCCAAATCCAACACAATATAAATATTGGGTTGATTTGACAGAGAATCATTATGGTGGTTCTATTAAATATTTTAATGGTTCTTCTTGGGTAAAAGTAAGTGATGAGAGTGGTGATTTGACAGCTATTAAGAATTCTCTCAATAACAAAGTAGATAAAGTAAGTGGTAAGTAGTTGTCAACAAATGATTATACTACTACCGAAAAACAGAAATTAGCAGGTATTGCAAACAATGCTAATAACTATTCTCATCCAACTAGTGCTGGTAATAAACATATACCCGCTGGCGGTAGTGCAAATCAAATTTTGATTTGGAAAGCAAACGGCGAAGCACAATGGTCTAATGCTCCAAGTGCAACAGTTAGTAAAGCTACAGCAGATGCTTTGGGTGGTATAAAAGTTGGTTATACTACATCGGGTAAGAATTACGCAGTACAGTTGGATAGTAATGATAAAGCTTTTGTAAATGTTAACTGGTCAGATACTAAAGTAGCTGTAAATAATACCTTAACTTCTGACTCTACTGTTGCAGCCTTATCAGCTGCTCAAGGCAAACAGTTGAAAGATTTGATTGATACTTTAACAGCTAGAGTAGAAGCTTTGGAAATACCTGCTGCATGATTTTAAAACAGCTATTACACAGATAGTATGCTACAATGAATATTGGAACATACTATACTGTGTACGTTATAACAGTATATTAGCATTAATATTTTTCAGGTTATATCAAAAAATCCATGTAGAACTCAATGGAATAGATTGTGTTGTTTTTAAAAAGATTCGGTAATAACGGTTATTAGGCATTAATAGGATTAATATCTAGTTTTACTGCTATCTTTACTCCGGCTACACCTATAATGATAACAGTATTCTGCTTTATATTTGCAGATACATATTATGGTTATAAGGTATCCAAGAATTATGGACATAAGTTAGAGTCTAATAAATTATGGAAAACTATATATAAATTAAGAGATTGCTTCATATTAATATCTTTAGGATTATTATTAGATAAATATATCTTATTGACTTATGAAAACCTGACGGCAGTAAAAATAGCGGCAGGATCAATATGTGCCGCTGAAGGATTATCGTTAATGGAATCATTTAGAGCATTACATCCAAATGCATTATTATCAAAAATCTTAGCAAAAATAATAAAGTCTAAGGCTGAAAAATATTTAGACGTGGACCTATCAGATGTTGTAGATATAAAATAACAAATTATGATTTTGACAACTATTTTCGGTTGGTTCTGGAAAAATATCAAAGTTGTGGCAGTAATTATCATATCGATATTTGCTGCCATAATTTTTTATTAGGGTAAACAAATTAAAGAAAAGAACCGTTAGATAGACCGAATAACAAATAATACCCTATTCTATTAGGAACAATTATCGGATAAAGATAAAGAAATTAGAACTCTAAACTTAACAATAGATGAGTTCAAGAATACTAATGATAGTATAATTTAGAATATTGTAAATATTCAAGAAGAATTAAAAATCAAAGATAAGGAGCTAAAGCAAGCTCAATCGCAGAATCAAGAAATAAATATAGATACAACAATCGTTGTAGGTGATAAAGATTTTGAAAAAGAAATTAAACCTAATGAATTAACCTCCTTAATCATTATTAAAAAGGATTCAATCCTTACTGCAAAAATTAGTATACAAAATACTCAAACGCTTTTTATATCAAATAAAAGAGAATATAAGAATCAATATAAAAATTGGTTTAGGCGTTTGATACACTTTGATTTTAAGAAAAGAGACGTATATAAATATCAAATACATAATAGCAATCCTCTCATAGAAGTAAAAGAAACGAGATTGATAACTATAGACAATAAATAATATAAATCAATTATATGAAAGATAAAAGAAAGTTTGAACGTCATGAACGTATGTACGGTCCTCACTTTACTGAAGAATGCGCAATGAAAGTTGTAGCTAAGATGGAGAATGAGGATGGTACTACAGGACAGCATTGGACTATTAATGATACTACTACTGTAGCAAATCAATATGGTATATCTTTCAATCCTCGTAAATATAATAAATATGACTGGTATGTAGCGATGAATATGGTTTATTCAGACTACTATAAGTTTATAACAAATACTTTACATTCTAATAACATTAAATACTTTGTTGACTTAGCTAAAGCATGGTTGGAAGATAAAGATATTGATGAAGGAAAGATGTGGTATTATTATAAGTATGTTATGTGCGATTTATATCGTGATGACGAAGAGGATGATGAAGAATATTATAATGAATATGAATATTCTCCAAGACAAAGATATTCTATGAATTATAGACCTCGTTATAGCAGATATGAATATGACGATGATTATGATGAAAAAGAATATGAATATCGTAAAAGTCCTATGCGTGAAAGACTTGGTTCAAAATATTAATCAATAAATAAATTAATCAATAATAATTATGATAGACGATAGAATTTATATCGACCGTGGTATTGATACTGGTACCGCAGCATTACTTAGTAATAACATGAACAGCCCACTTACTGCTATGGCAATGATGAATGGTGGAATGGGTATGAACCAATGGATGAATAATCCGTTTATTTATCTTATTTTCCTCGCATTGTTTGGAAGAGGATTTGGGTTTGGAAATAATGGAAATTGTGCAGAGAATGCACAAATTGCTGCATTGGCATCACAAATGTCAGATAACCAGAATTCTAATTTGATTATGGATGGCATTAAAGGTAATGCTTCCGCTGTTAGTACTTTAGCAGCTAACCTTAACTGTGATTTTAATACTTTAAATGCTGCTATATGCAATGTTCAGTCTGCTATATAGAATGTAGCTGCTCAAACTGGATTCAGTGCTGAAAGAGTTATTAATGCTATCAATACTGGTGATTGTGGTATTATTACTGCTGTAAAAGACTGTTGCTGCAATACTCAGCAATCTATTTTAAAGATGGGTTATGAACAGCAGTTAGCTACATGTAACCAAACTAATACTCTTACTAATGAAATGACAAGAGGGTTTAGTGGTTTGAATTACGCACTGTCTACTGGTTTCTCTCAGCTTGGTTATGCTAATGCACAGCAAACTTGTGACTTACTGAATGCTGGTAACAATAACACTCAGAGAATTATAGATACTTTGAATAGTCATTGGAATGCTGAATTATAGCAGAAATATAATGACGCACGTCTTGAATTATCACAGAAAGCTCAAAATGAATATCTAATATCTCAATTGAAGACTACAACGACTACAGGTGGTGCAGCCGCCTGATAATATATAAAAAAGGGGGTTAAGCCCCCTTTGTTTTTAATAATGATGATTATGGAATTTAAAGATTTAAAAATTGGAGATTCTGTCTATATACTTGAAAATACTGGAACATTCCGAAAGACCACAACCTATAATGTAGGTTAGGTTATTAGTATATCTAGTCCTTATGATGATAATACTATGAATAATCAATATTTATCACAGATGCTAAAGAAGAAATTAGTTGATGTGAATATAAGTTGTGAAGGTATATAGAAGAAGATAAGCGTTGGTGCCGATAAAACGATTATAACTGATTCTACTATTGGTCTTACTATTTCTACCGATAAACAACAGTTAATATCATTAGTTGATACGCAATATAAAGAATGTCAGGCTAAGATTGAATCCATATAGAAATATAGAGAAGAGATGGATAAATGCAAAGCAATACTTAATCAACTAAAAGATGAACATAAAATAATAAAAGATGAATCAGTTCAAACTGATTTAATAAGGGTTAGCTAAGCTAATCCTTTTTTTATGTATGTTCAATTATAAAACGCTATTGATAATTTGTTCTAGTGTATTACGATTATATTATAATGTTACGAAATACTATAAAATACGTTTATATTTAAAATTAACACACAAATGATATGACACTGAATGAATGTATAGATGATATATTATTAGAAGCTAGAAACAATCAGATTGGGGAATCTGAAAAATTAAGCCGATTGTAGATCGCTCTATGGATTAACACTTATAGAGCCATGCTTATTAAATAGGATATAGATAAAGGCAGAACTATAAATCCATTATATACTTAGTATATTGAAATGGATATTAATAAAATCAATGAGAACGGTAACTGCGTTTATAAAAGTGATAAAAAGTTACCAGCTCTTATTGATTTTAATTATAGTACCGGAGTAGTATCCATTAAAGATATGTTTGGGAATCTTATTCAGATTGGTAGTGAAACTAAAATGAAATATTAGAGGTATCGTAAATTTACATGTAGTCATTATATTGCATATATAAAAGATGATTATGTTTATGTACAAGGAGGACCAAATTTAATAGAGAAAATACAAGTTCAAGTAATAGCAGAAGATCCTACTGAATTAGAAGAATGCTACGATCCTGATACAGATCAATATCCGATACCTGCAGCAATGTGGTCTACAATAAAACAATTAATATTTGATAGAGATTTGAAGGTAATGAGAACATCTCCTTCAGATACTACAAATGATAGTAATGATGATAATCAAAATATAAACGCTAAACAATGAATTAGAAAGTAAAGAATGCTGATAAAACAAAATCTTATACTATTTCAGCTTTCTATAATTCATACTTAGATGATATAGAATAGGATACTATATATGATATATCGTATTCTTTATATCGAAAGATAATAACTGATTATTTTTAGTATCTTAGAGATGAATTGATTGAACGCGGTAAATGTGTAAGATTACCATACAGAATGGGTTCTGTATAGATTATTAAAAATAAACCAAAGTATTATGATAAACGTAGTCTTAGAATAGATTATTAGTCAACAAAATAGTATAACAAATTAATATTTTTTACAAACGAACATAGTGATTTCTACAAATATAGAATGTACTATAACAAGTAGGATATGCTGGTTCCAAATAAAACAAAATATTAGTTGGTACTAACCAGAGCAAATAAAAGAAGATTAGCTACTATAATTAAAAATAAGATTACAGATTACGAAGAAAAATATTAATTATGATAAATAGATTTGTTTCCTCTAAGGCTGTAATTGCAAAAGTAATAGCAGACTTAGATTTAGATGAAAATGATATAAAGATAACTGATATATCACAATGGATAGGTGAAGCTATGCAAAAGATAGGTGCTGTTACTCAATTAGATCATAAAGTACAAATATTAAAAATAAAAGATTATTAGGTAGCATTACCTTGTGATTTAGAAAAGATAGATTTTGTAGCTTACTCTAATTGCAATTGTAACGGTTGGATACCTATGAAAAAATCAACAGGATTCTTTACTGTTCACGATAAAATAGACAATTGTGAAGAATGTAAGATGCTATTTTAGGATACAGTATTATTTCCTTTAGTAAAAAGTATGTTTAATATTAATACTGATGCTGAAGCTTTAGAAATCCTAAATAAAGAAGATAATCTACGTTGCACATTAAGTGCCTTATTAAATACAAATACAACTTGTAATACTACAGGTAGTAATACAACTAATTTCAGTATAACACCTTAGTATATTATCAAACCAGGATATTTAATGAGTAATGTACGAAACGGTTATGTAAAAATATCATATTACGGCATATATACAGATGATGAAGGTATGCCTATGATACCTGATGAGCCATCATACTTTGAAGCATTGTATTGGTATGTAGCTATGAAATTATTATACATAGAATATTTTACTGGTAGAAAATCTCAAGGATTATATTACGATGCAAAGAATTCATGGAATTTCTATCGTAAACAGGCATATGCTGAAGCAATGATGCCTGATCAAAATGATTTAATAAACATTAGTAAAACATGGCATACTATTGTTCCGGAGATAGATAGTTATGATACTTTCTTAAGCACTACTGGAGATAGTTAGGTAATTAAAAATTAGAATTCGATATGGAAATAAATTCACACAAAAATACATTTGAAGGCGGTATGGATATGGATACAGATGTATCTTATGCTGCAAATAATACGTATCGATATGCTCAAAATATTAGATTGGTTACTAATACTAATGGTACAAACGGTGTTTTACAAAACATAGATTATATTAAGAAATACGAAAAAATAGATGCTTTAAAAACACAAAAGATTTTAAATGCTATTGCTGTTCAATATCCTTACCATGATGAAACTCTGTAGAATACTGCTATATTACTTACTTAGGATAAGTATAGTAATGCTATTAATAGTATATATTTGGTAAGTGATTTTGATAAATCACAATTATCTTGTAGATGCGTAATGAAGATATTATGGCATATAACAGCGGATATGAATATTAGTATGATATACAACTATGAAACAAAAAGTGTATATAAGTTATATGTAAACGATTCTAGTTCTGGTTTAAAAATAATAAATCTTGCAGATTACAAAGAAGAATGGGGTGATAAAGAACCAATCCAAAATCCATCATATTTCGATAGTAATGCTTTAGCAACATTGATACCGTTGTCTTTAGAGTCGTTTACTTCTGGTAATCTAAAATCTGGTGCATATTAGTATTTTTATAAACTGTATAACGATACTGGTATAGAATCTGCATTATCTGCCGGTTCTGAAATAATATACAATTACAAATATAATATATACAATTCAGCTGAAGCAGAAGGATACTCTGATGATTATAGTACATCAAATGGTATAGTATTAAGATTTATCGCTGATAATACACAGTTTGATAAGATAAAAATATATCGAGTATTTTGGAAAGATAATTTAAATGAACCAGAGATTTCTATAATACTACAAGATAGAATATCAAAAGGTAATTTAAATTATACCATAACAGATGCTTTAATGCAAAGCTTAACTACTGTTACTCAAGAAGAATTCAATGATATCATACCGTATATATTTAAAGCATAGATAATGACTTCTTTTAAAAACAGACTGTTCTTTGCAAATATAGAATCATCTGATTGGGATATACCTAAAGATTGGGATACTAGAAGTTTCAGATTTAATAAAAATCAATAGTGTTTATTATAGGATTCTAATGGTAATGGAACAACTTATTCATTTAGTTAGATAGATAGTATTCCATATGATGATGACGCTATAAATCCTATGAATGTATTAGATGTATATCCTTCCGGAGAAGATAATGAATATGCTTTTCAACAAGATGGTATTACTTATGGAGGTAGTGGTACAAACATTGATTTTGAAATTGTATATGGGGAAATATATGAATCACCACATATCACAGACTCTTATACTGCTGATGGTAAATTATACGATTCGTATAATGGAGCAGCTAACGTTACAGGGTCTTCAATATCGATAAAAAAATTAAAAACAAACGTAGGTGTAACATCTATATCGTTAAATGGTGATTAGTTATTAAGCTATGCTAATCCATACATCGCAGCTAAATTTCAATCATATCAACGTGATGAAGTATATAGATTTGGTATTGTTTTTTATAATAAAAATAATGTTACTACCCCAGTACATTGGATATGTGATATACGATTTCCATCTGGTGATACTGATGGTTGCGCTGCATTTGCAAATGACATAACTAATGTTAATTCTAAATATGAATTGATAGCTAGACCATTTGGTGTAAAATTCACTATTAAAAACTTTCCTGATGAAGCTGTTGCTGCTGAAATAGTAAGATGTGATAGAACTTATTCAGATAGAACTGTGGTTGCGCAGGGAATGTTAAATAACACAGTACATTTTAGAAACATTGATTTTGATAATAGTGATGTTAACGCAGATATATCAAACGGTACCAATGACATTAGATCTCCTTATATACCGACGATGAGAGAATATCCTCAAGTTAATAGAGAACATAAGATAACCGCAGTAATATTTCATGGTAAAGATGGATGGAATGTAAATAGAAATTTAAAAACATTTGCGTCTCCTGAAATATGCACAAACTATAAATCTGAAGTAATTGATAAAAGCTGTTATATATGTCCAGTTTATCAGTTAACATCAGATTTTAATTCTGGAAGTTTACGTAGATTCATGACTTAGGATATGTCATATTATAGTGAAGTATCTGATGTTATTGCTGGTTTATCGACCATGGGTACTATAAATATCGAAGATAAACCTATACTGGTAATAGGCAGTCATAACAATACTGGTATCATAGGTGGTGTAATGAAATATTTCTTACACGAATCAGCAAATAGTTTATTTAAGAGTAACAAAGGAGTATCTAAAACACAGCAGTCTAATAATTTTATTGCAGATATAGGTAATACTAAAACAGCAAGAACTGATTTACCAAATCAAAATAATAGTGGCATACAAACTTTTAAAGACGGTTATATTGATTCAATTGATGCTGGTAATTATACAAACACTATTGTCGCTTCTGGTTCTTTTGGCATAGCTGGTGTGAATCAATTAATAAATATGAAATCAGCAGATGTTAATGCTGATCATATACTATATAATGCTTTTTCAAAAACATTAAGTACAGATACTGATCCAAAAGTAGTAACTTTGTTATGTAATATTAAGAAAAGAGCTACACCTTACGGTGGTAACTCTTATTTATCCAGATCATCGAATAATTATATATCTTGTGGTGGATACATAAAAGAAAATGAAGCTGCTACAGGTAAAGTAATATTTGGTGGAGATGTATATCTTACAGTATTTAATTATATGCATGCATCTATGTTTTCTAAAAACGATTGGTAGGAAGAAGCAACCTGGTATAGACGCTACTTACAAGTATACTTACCTGTAGAATCTACTATAAATTGCTATGCTAGATGGGATGATTATTATTTAAAACATTCCACAGAACCAGAAGCGATAGAAGGGGAAACAAAAAACAGATGGTTTATGTTTACTAATCCTACTACGTTGAATGGTATTACTTATTCTTATCAGATGTATGCATATAATTCAGCTTATTCTGTATCTGATGGTGGTGTAAATTATAGTTCTGGTTCTACGAATGAAAATATTTCTACAAACGAAACCAATTATTACCGCATAAATTGTTCAGAACAAAAATCATTTGGAGAAGAAATAGATTCTTGGTCTAAAGCTAAGTTTGCTAATACATTGGATTTGGATGCTAAGTATGGTATTACTACTAGTTTAAACGTATTTAATAATAATTTATATGCTTTCCAACAAAATGCGTTTAATGTTTTATCTGTAGATGATAGATCGCTTATAAGTGATTAGAGTGGAGCACAATTGGTATTAGGTACTGGTGGAGTATTAAGTCGTTTTGATACAATAGTTTAGAATTATGGTGCGGGTATAGTAAATGATAAAAGTATTATATCTAGTTCACAAAGTATTTATTGGTATGATACTAATAAAAACGTTATATGCTCATATGGCAGTAATGGATTCCATATACTCTCAAAAGAGAAAAAGGTATAGACGTTCTTAAATTCATTAGCGTAGACTAGTAAAATAAATCTTACTTCTGTTTTTAATGATAAAACTAATGAACTGTGGTTAAAAGCAAAAGGTAATTCATTGATATATAATGAACAATCTGATTGTTTTACATCATTTTATTCACATATTCCTGATTGGGGATTACGGTTTTATGATAGATTAATAACTATACGAAGTACTAATTTTTATAAAAACGATTCATTTGGTGAAGAAGCTGATGTAGAAGATTTAATAGCCAAGGTGACATTTACTGTTAATCCTAATCCTGAATATACAAAAGTGTTTGATAATCAATGGTTGGCTGGTAATATAGAAGATCCAAATAATTCTTCTCCGCAAGTTATTACTTCTGTAAAATGTCATACTAAAACTTAGGATAGTTTTGAAATAAATTATAATAATATAGAATGTAGAGAAGATACTTATCGTTTTCCTATACCTAGACAAGATAGAGGAGATTTAGGAAGTTCCGATGAATCAGAACAAGATATATTAAACAGATCTTTTTCACCAAGAATGAGAGGTAAATATATGCTATGTGAATATACTTTTGATTGTAATGATGATAAAAAAATTGAAATACCTTTAATAAAAACAACATTTAGATAGTCCATGTTATGAAAAGAATAAGAAAAAATAAAAATATAGATTCATATTTTTTAGGAGGATTAATTGATAAAGCTACTGGTCAATTAAATAAATTAGGAAATGCAGTAGGTGCAGGATTAGATTTAAGTAATGGGTTAATACCTTCTAGTGGAAATGCTAAAACAGATGCTATTACTGGTGGTATTGCTACAGGATTAGAAACAGTAGGTAGCGCCTTTGGTCCAATCGGTAGCGTAGTTGGTAAAGCTGCAGGTATGTTAACAAAAGGTATAGGCGCTATGGTTGGTACATCTGATTCTGTCAATACTGATACTGGTGAATATATCGAAGGTAAAGGTATTAAAGGCAGACGTAGTAGAAATAGAGTTAGAGCTCAATGGAGAAGGGTGAATCAAGGTATTGCTGATGCTAACGCTACTGCAGCTGCTCAAGAAGAATGGGCTAATGAATATGGTGATAATGATTATTCTTTAGCTGCTTACGGAGGTATATTACCAACTACTTTAGCTTACTTGGATGATGGTGAATTAATGAGAACCCCAGATGGAGAAATAAGTCAAATTCCTGAACAAGGAAAACCTACAGATAGTAATTTAGTTAATGTTCCTGTTGGAACTTAGGTGTTAAGTGATAAGTTAAAAGTTCCAGGAACTAGTAAAACTTTTGCACAAGTTGGTAAAAAATATATGAAAACAGGTAAGAAAAAAGGAAACGATATTTATGCATAGAATACACAAATGTTGAATGATCGTAATAATTAGAAGAAATATAACGAGTTGCTTGCTTTACAAGAACAAGTAAAAGCTAAAAGGGGAATAAAGAATAAAGTTGGTAAATATGCAGAAGGTACACCTGGATTACCAGAACCTGTTACTAGTGCCGATGATAGAGATGAAATGAATGAATTGTTTATTAGAGTTAATCCTAATTATAATTCAAACATAAGTCATGATAGAAATCGTGCAGTAACTTCTTGGTATAAAAGTGCAGATGCAAATGCATATAAACAAGCAGGTGAATCCATACGTACATTCTTAAAGAATAAAGCTAATTACGACAATGCTTATAAAACATTAAGTGGTTTACCACAAATTTAGAAAAATTTAAAAACTGGTATGTCGTTTGAAGATGCGGTAATTAAAAATGTATCTGATGGTTTATACGGTTAGGTTCATGATTACTTCGATATATCTTCTACTCCTTTTACGCAGGATGAAACAAACAGTGCTGCTCCAGTACGCTCTAGAAGTTCATTTTTGCATAATATTGAAGTACCTATTAGTGGATAGGGTTATAGTGTATAGAATAAAGTAGGCGATTATAATTTTACAAATAATTATGTTTATACTGGTCCTGGGAAAATAAATATTCCTAAGAGAAATACTAATCCTAATAATGGTAATGACAGATCATATGGATCATTATCTGATATATTAACTAATGGTGCTGCGTTAATAGGACCAATGGCTAATATTTATAATAGCGATCCTGAAAAAGCAAAAGTGTTTACTTATTCTCCACATTTTGCTCCAGTAGATTATGATATTAGTCCAATATTACGAGAAATAGATATGACCAATGCTATTGCAAGATATAATGCTAATTAGGCAGGTGGGTTTGGTAGAAGTGCTAATTTGGCACAAGCAGTACAATCACAAGTTGCTAGAAACAGAGCTATTGCTCAAGCATACAATCAGAAGAATAATATTGAAAATGAAAGAAAAGCTAGAAACATTGGTATATATAACGATTGGGCTAGATATAATACCGAAGCATTCCATAGAGGATATGAAGAAGATGCTCAAAATAGAGCAGCGGCTAGAACCATTCGTAATACTGGTCTCAGTCAACTTGGTACAGCTTTGCAATCAATGTCTCGTGATAATCGTTTAAATAATCGAGATCAAGCGATGTTGGAATACATGAGAGAGTTTTTCAATTATGGTTCTACACAAGATACCGTAAATAAATTATATAGAAATTTTAGATGATATGGCAGTAAATAGATTTGATAAACCGGTAGAAAGTTAGTACGTAAGCCAATACGTACCAATACCTTTTGAACAATTATATAAAATAGGTAAAGAGTACAATGATAGGATTGATAAAGCTTATGATACTATAGATTAGCAATTGAGTAAGTGGAAGGAATTTAAATCCCCATCAGCAGTAGATACTCAAACGTTCTATGATTTAACACTTAAACCTGCATAGGAATTAATAAATAAATTTGCTGCTAATCCAGATTTGATTAAAACTTAGGCAGGTAGAGCAGAAATATAGCAATTCATAAATAGTAGACCATATGGTGAATTAAGTAATTTACAACAAAGTAAAGATGCTATGTTACAAAGACAAGAATTGGAATAGAAATTGTCTTTGGCTGGTAAATATAATCCGTTATGGCATCATATGGATTATACTAATTATGATACATCTAGAAGCGGAATAATGAATGATTTGAATTTAATTCCATATAAATCTGAAGTAGATTTGGTTAAACCGTATGTTGATAATTTGAAGCCATCTTATTTATATAGTGACAATGGTTATGACTACAGTGGAGTATCTACCAATACTACTGATGAAATGGTCAAACGTAATTTATCAGCAATATATAATACTCCAGAAGCTTAGATGCACATTAATGCTTTAATGAAACAAGGTTTGACCAAAGAAGAAGCCAATGAGCAATTTATAAATTCTATATATTTAGCTGGTAGAGAATTTGCATATGAAAATCGAGAAGCTAATGCTTTTGAATTACTAAATCGTAAATTAAAAAATACTGGTAATTCAAATAATTCTACTAACAGAGGACCTTTCTATTTAACTCAATCTATAGAAGCTACTGGACTTTACAATTATCTTAATGGAAAACAAAACGTGTTAACCAATAATGAAATGTATGCTAAATTATACGAATAGAGTAAAAGTAGTGATCCTAAAGTTAAAGAAGCAGCTAATAAAGAATTAAATAGATTAGTAAATTCTACGCCAACTCAATTGTTTAGATCTATTTTAGATTCTTATGGAACAGTTGATGAAAATGGAAAAACAACATTAAATCAAGTTCAGTTAAATAATGGTGTAAATGCTATTTTAAATAATTTTTCTGTTCCTGTAACAGGTGGTCCTTTACAAGAATTATTAAGTTCTACTATAAATGGTTTATCTACTGATACATAGACTACACCATTAGGAAAAAGAAAAATAATAACTGGTGGTTAGAATATGAATTTAATGAGTAGAATTATCGCAGGTATAGCAGGTTTTAATCCAAAAGAACCAGAAACTGTAAAAAGTAGCAGAAATAAAGTATTAAATAACTTGAAAGCTGGTAATTTTACAAATATGATATTATTATCAAATGATAGAATTCTTACTGTTCCTACAATAAAAGACGGATAGATGAGTTCTTTAAATGTTTTATAGGTTAATGTTGCAGTATCTGATGATGATATAAAGAAATTAGGATTAACTGATTTCGATATGTAGAAAGCTGGAGCTAAAAAAATAAATGTTTCTGGAAATCAATCATAGACTACAACTTTATCTGGAGATATTGATTCAGACAATAAATATAATTACGATAAAGCTAGTACCAGCACTACTAAAAAACAAGATCAAACTTATTGGCAACTAACTTTAGGTAGCGAAATACCTACTGAAGGAACTAGTGCAGAATATTTAAACCAAGCTGCGTTAAAACAAAATATATCTTCTACAGCTTATACGCAAGAATATCCAAATGTACAAAACAAAGCATTTAACTTTTAAAATATAAAAATATGGCAAAGAAAAATTTATATACTTCAAGCAGTAAAGAAAATTTGCAAAATCTTCTTAATTAGTTAAGATAGAATGCATATTAGCCTTTATCTAATAATGTTACTAATAATTATTCTAGCATTGTTAATGATTTGCCAACAATAGAATTACCTGAGCCAACTATTGAAGAATAGTCGGTTCAGGATTCTTCTTATGAAGATGAAGGATTCTTTACGAAGTTGGGTAACAAAATAAAAGAAAAAGCAGAACCTTATATTCCCGAAACAGATTATAAAGGTAAAAATCCTTTTGAAAATAAAAAGAAATTAAAAGATTATTCTAAACAAGATTTTAAAGCTATATTAGATCCTACTTTTGCTTTTGGAGAAGGATGGATACAAAACAACATAGATGCTCCTGCTGGAAAAATGCTTTTGAATTCTAGAGAAAAAGCTGATTTGCAATATCAAAAAGATTTCCTAGAATTGCAGAAAGAAATGAAATCAGCATGGATAAAATTAAATCAAGCTCAATTAGAAAATGATCAAACAAAAATAGCAGAACTATCTTAGACTTACAATGCATTAGAGCAAGCATATTTATCAGGTTTTGATTCATATAGAGAATTAGCTGGTAAAAAAGAATACTACGATAAGTATGGTAAGCAAGAGAATGCAAGCGATCGTATTGATGCTATAAATAAAAGATTAACAGAATTAGCTTAGGAAAATGAAGAATTAAATAATGATTTACAATCTGGAAGAGAACAATTACATAATTTACAAAGTATTTATCAAATAAGTCCAGAATATAAAAAATTAGAATCAGAAAAATGGTATTATCAAGTACCAAGAGCTGCCGGTACATCTGCTACTTCTTTAATGGCTAATGCTGGTTCTTTTGCTGTACAAGCAGGATCTCAATATTTAGCTAATCAAGTAATAGCTGGATACGGTGGTATTTATGGTCAAATGGCTGCTGGAGCTGCGGCTATTATTGGAGCTGGTTCTAATGTTGCAGCTAATCTTTGGGCTAGAGATCAAGAATCTCTTTCAGAAGTAGCTAATAATTATAAATCTAATATTCAGCAATATGCTTATGACAATAATATAGATATAAATGCAATTGCTGAAATAGGTAGAGAACAACTTAGAAAAGTAACAGGTAAAGAATATTCTTCTGATTAGGATTCTCCAAATTATAGAAGTAACGAAGAAGTATTTGAAGATATGTTAGCTTATGACGTAGCTACAAATAATACTGATTTAGATATACTTACTGCTACAACTAAGAAAAATCTATAGAATATTTATGATAGAAATATGATACTTGCTACATCAGATATAGCTCAATCTGCAATGATTATACCTGGTGCAGGAAAGATGTTTAGCAAAGTATTAAACAAATTAAATTTACCAGAACGTGCAATAGATGGTACTGTAAAAATAATAGATAAAGCTATTGATTATACAGTATCTAAACAGATATCTAATGCCGCTAAAAAAGGTATTTCTAAATATATTGTTGATCCAGCACTAAGAATCACAGCTTCAGCAGGATTAGAAGGTTTAGAAGAAACTACTCAATATATTATTGGTAGTAAAATAAATAAACAAGATGAAGCTAATTCTATAAACTGGTATAATCCATTTGATGTAACAAAAGTATTTGTTCAAAATCAATATGATGGATTAAAAGGTCTTGCAGCAATTGCTGGTATTTCTGGAGATCCTGCATTAGATAACGATGAAGAACTTGTAAATAATTTTAAAGTAGGTGCTGCATTAGGCTTACTAATGGGTGGATCGTTTCAAGCTGTTTCTGCTACTAGAAATTATAAAAATTATAATGCTGGTAGAGAATTAGCTAGAAATACAATGACTAATTATATTCAGGCTAAAGAAGATATTTTTAAATATAAACAATATGCTGATAAAGCTATGAATAATTCATTTAACAAAGAAGCTTTCTTTGAAGGAATGAATGAACAATTTAATTAGGAAACATTATCAGAAGGATTTACACAGGATGATTTAACTAATGAAAAAAATAATATTGAACAAATCTATAATATTGTTAATAATAATAGAATTGTAAAAAAATTAAATAAACAAGATAGATCTACTGGTGCAGCTTTATTAAAACATTATTATGATGAATATCAAAATGCTTATAATACTATAATAACTAATAATATTAATCCTGAATTAAATAATAAAATAGAATAGGATGTTCAAGAATTTATCGAATTAAATAATATACCTGAAGATAAAAAGGATATAGTTAAAAATTATCTATCTCTTCTTACTTAGCAAGAAGCATATAATGATTATGAAAATACTTTATCTGAATTTAATGATACAGAATACACAAACGATGAATCTAAAGAAGCATTAGATGAATTATTATTAAAACAATCAGAATTAAAAAGAACATTAAATGCTTTAAATAATTTTATTTCTAGAGATAACGATTTAAATAAAGTATTAACTGAAAATTCCAGTCTTAATAAATCTTTTTAGGAAGTAAAAGATGATACTATTAGAAAATTTATTAATGATAGAGAATTGCGTAAAGCGAAAAATAATTATACTGAATTATTAAATGATTCTAAAAAGTTAAAATAGAAGATAGATAAATATAACGAATCTCAAAATTTAAATAGACAAGCTGTTGAAGAGGAACGTAGCAATATAAACGAAGAATCTACTGTAGAATATGGTAATCCTACTATTGATGAAGAAGAAGTTGAATCTGTAATACTACCAGAAGAAGAAACAACAGACAATATTACTCAAGATAATTCAACTTTAACTACAGAATCTACATCAGAAAATAATTCAGATAAACAAAAAGAAACAATTGTTCCTGAAGCTAGTCCTTCTGTTACTACTGAAGAATCTAAAAAAGAACCTACTACAATAAATTTATTAGAAGAAGCTAGTTTTTATGATGAAGAAAGTTATTCAGAAACAGATACCGATGAATAGATTTTCGATGATAATCTTACAGAAGAAGATTTCGTAGAACAATCTGATTTACAACCAGAACAATCTGTAGAACCAGAAGATAAGTCAGAATTATCTACTGAGCAAATAACAACAGAAGATGTTGAAAATACAATAATAGATAATTAGACTATTTCATCTAATGATAATGCATAGATATCTGATACTAAATCAGTAACTTTTGATAGTGATTTATTAGGTCGTCCTATAAATCAAGAAGACGTTGATAATACTGTAAAATATGATAATGATGAACAATATGAAGAGCCACAAACTAATTTAGTTAATGGTACATTGTTTTATCAATTTAGTGATACTCCTCTAAAATCAGGATATGAATCAGGTAATGCTTTAAATGAATTTCTATCTACTCCTGGAAATATAAGTAAAGCTAAATTTACTGCATTTGTAGAACCTTCTGATTATGAATATGGTAAATATAATCCTAACGATAAGAGTACATGGGATAATGCTGCTATAAGAATTGAAATACTATCTAATGATGGTAGAAAATTTATTACATCTCTAAAAACTATAGAAGGAGCAGAAATGCTCTATATTTCACAGGGAAAACAGTTATCAAATAAAGAGAAAAATCAATTAAGAGATCTTAGAAATACTATAGTTGAAGCTAAATTAAATAACCCTAATGCTGAAATAACTTTCAAGACTATTACTTATACTAATGGTAAGATAAATAAAGAATCTGAAAATAGAAATTTAAGAGAAATAAATGGATTAAATATTCCATCTGATTTACATGATTTATTTAATACTAATATAAAATTTGGTATTGGTAAAGGTATAGTTGGCAATTTTATGATTGTTGACCAAAACGGCATGCCTTTAAATGGAAGAGGTGGTTCTGGTAAAATATTTGTATATCCTGCTCCAGAAAGTACAATTAATGGAGAACAAACACCTATTCAATTAAATGAACAAAGATTTGCTAATGACGATGGTACTCCAACAGAATTAGCTAATTACTTAGCTAACTTATTCGTGTATAGAGATTCTGGTGATCCTGGATTATATTTTGAAGATCTACAGCAATTAATATTAAATTATGGTGAATCAAGTTTAATAAAACCTGGAGATCCTAGAGAAGATTTCTTAGCTGATAAACAATTCTATATAAATTATAAAGAAGGCTGGGCACAATTAGGTAGAGATAAAGTCAATATAAATCAATTAAGAAGTGATGCTGGTGTAGCAAGAGTTGCGCAATTTATCGCAAATAATCTACACTGGAATACGGAAAAGAATTTATTATGGAAATCACTTCCTAAATCATTTAGAGATTATCTTTTAGATAATAATATGGACAAAGTTGAAATTGTTCCAGGATTAACTTTTGATTTAGAAGATGTTGGCTTAATAAGAGAAAATGGAAGATTAATTACAGATACAAAACATCCTGATGGTTTATCTACTTTAGCATGGATGATAAAGTATGGCAAATTAAAATCTAATGTAGCAGATAGATTGTTTACCGAACCTTTTGTTTATGTTGGAGAACCGATAATCACTTTACCTAAACAAGAAGTAGAAAGTAATATAAATCTGTTAGAATTGGCTGATTTCGGTGATGAACCACAACAAGATGAAGTTACTTTACCAAACACAAATGATAGTAATTATGATCCTTTTACTGATCCTTACTCTAAAGAAGTAATGGATTTCTTTAATTTTGATGCTCCTACGAAAAGAATGAAACGATCTGAAGTAGAGAGACAAAAAAAGATAAATACAGTAAAAGCTAAGAAATGGCTTAAATCTAAATTAGGATTAAATGAAGAGCAAATTGATATTGTAGATGGAGTAATTCGTCAATTTGCTAACGGAGAAGCTGTATACGGTATAGCTAATGCGGATGGAATTGCTATATCTAATATGGCAGTAGAAGGTGTGCAATATCATGAAGCATGGCATAGAGTATCTTTATTATATTTAGATAATGATACTAGAAATAAACTTTATACTGAATTTAAAAAACAACATCCTAAATTGTCAAAAGTTTCAGATAAGGTTTTAGAAGAAGCAATCGCTGATAGTTTTATGGATTATATGTTAAATGATAAAGAAAGTAAATTCAGATATTATATTAACAAAATATTTAGAAATATAAAAAAACTATTAGGATTGCAAACAAGCTTAGGAAAAGCATCATTAAATAATGTATTTGATATGATTAAATATGGTGATTTCTCTAAATATAAAATGGATTAGAAATCTCTTAAATCATTCATGGACTCTTATAAAGATGGTGCTTTCTATAAAGTTGGTAGAAATATGGATGTATCTCTAAAATATTTCCCAACTATTCATGAATTTGAATCAGCATTGGATAGTTTAAAATCTTGTTTATTTATAGCAAACGGGACTAAGTATTTGTCAGATATTTCTAATTTGGATAATAACAAATTAAAACAATTCTTATAGAACTATTCTAAGTCTAAATTTGTATCTGAAGAATAGAAAAACGCTCTTAATGAAATTATAGAAAATTTTGATACATTTATGTATCATTTACAACCCAGACTAGAACAGATGGGTATTAGAGCAATAGAGCAAAGTTCTGATGAAGATTTTGCGAATAGAGAATTAACAGGTATACAAAATTACGATAAAGCTGCTTACGAATTTGATAAAAAGAATAATGCGTTAGCTAGTGTAAAAATGTTTATTGCTACATTAGCTGACACATACTTTGATGAAAACAATATACTTCGTACCAGAACAAATGCTATAACTGGTTTACCTATGATTGTTGATTATGATGAAGCTTATAGTCTGATATTAAATAATCTTAGTACAGTAGAAAATTATAGTCCTATTCCTGGTCAAGATCCTAGTAATTCTTTACTTGGTAAGTGTGCTGAATTAAGTAAGTTTAATCCGTTCTTTGCATTTTTGTATAAGCGTTTAAATTCTGTATTAGATTCTAATCTTGAAACATAGATATTACAGACAATTAAATCGTTTAATCAAAACTTTATTGAAACTGCTTACTCTACAGATAATAAAGGAAATGCTGTTTTTACTGTAAAAGATACTATTAATAAACAAGCCACTAAAACATTCCCTTCTACTTGGTCTGATTTATTCTTTAATTCGGATTTAATTATACAAGATAATGATAAAATATATCCAAATATTAAGAAAATAGAAGCAATAATAGACGAATATAATAATTTATTTAATTCTGTACGTAATAATACTATTGTAACTAATGCAGATGCAAGAAATTATATCAATGATCTTGTTAAAATATTTAATAAAATAGGTATAGATGTAGATGAAGTTACAATTGAAGGTTTATTAGATCAAACTAATCGTATAGAAAGTCTAAAGAGTTTGATTACTTCTACTCAGCGTGGTAGTATATATCACTTGATTAATGGTACAATTAAAAGTACAATGGGTGGTAATTAGACATATACTGTTAGAGGTGTTCAGAAAGTAAGATCATTAGATACAGTATATATGGGATTAGGCGTAGATAATATCATACATGAGTTATCGCAAGTACAAGCAATAACACATCCTAATGATACTGGAATATCTGCTTTAGGTCCTAATAATAATCTAGTATATACTAAAACATTAAACTGTTATGTATCAGATTTAATAAGATGGTTGAATTAGAAAGATGAACGTACTTTAGTAAATCTAAATAATGATCCATATTGTAGAAGTAGTTTAATATTACAATCTGCAAATAATAATAATTATTTACGATTAAATACTTTCTTAAACTTTTATGGAGATCAATCAGGTGATAAAGGTAGAGATTATTTAAGTATATCTCCAGTTGAAGATTATATAAATAAAATTAATCTTACGTGGAATAATCATATTATATTCCCAACAATGGCTGATAAGAAAACATGGTTTACTATAACTGGAGTGAATTTGTTTAATAAAGAAATATTTATTCGCCAAGAGGGTAACAAATTAAAATTACAATTTAATAGAGATGCATTAAGATATTTATATTCTGCATGGGAAGATGAATATAATGCAATTGTTAACTATTATAATACTTTATCTTCTGTTAAAAAACCGATAAAGAATTATCATACTTCTGGAAAAGGTGGATTATTTAGACATTTTACTGGTTTCTATGTTAATAGAAATGGATAGAATGTTTGGGTTGATTTAAATGCTCAAATAAAAGAAGCTATTGCTTTTGATAAGAAGCATAAAAGTAATTTAATGCTACGTTCTGTATTAGAATAGATTAAAGAAGAATTGTTTACAGATCCAACATCGACATATAATAAGATAAATAATAATCTTCTGATTGAATTACAAAATGAATTAAAAACATGTGAAGAATTAGGAATAATTTAGAAAGATGATAATAATCCAAAATTATTAAAAAATAAATTATTAGATTCTCGTATTTTTGAACATTTTGTTAATATTTATAAAGCTAATGTAAATCCCAATATTGCTGCAAACGCAGAACGTTATGCTATATTTACTATCATAGGTAATCATATGATTAATCAAAATGTTTCTACATTGGAAACTGAAAAGATTATTACTGGTGATGTTGCTTTCTATAAAAACGATGATGATAAAATCAAACGTCTTGGAGCGGTTCTATCAACTGGTGATAATTTACGTACACAATGGTTAACTAATGACCCAAATAAGATAGATTTATATCGTAGATTAAATAATAGAGATACTTATACGTGTGCTATATTTAATGATAATGAAATACCATCATCACAATATGAATTAATTAAAGACTTGTTTGAATATGATAATTTTAGAAATCTTTTAATTGAGAGAGAAAATTTATCAGAGCAACAAGTTGATAAATTAATGAAAAATGAAGATGATGCTAAAAAGAAATATCCTGAATTAGCAGCGTTAGCAGAAACTCTATCAACGGAAGATGCAAGTGCTTATGGTTTGAATAAGAAAAAAACAAAAGGTAATATTAATCAAGCCGATGCTGCTGTGTACATTAGACCAGAAATGTATGAACAAATTGTTCGTAGATTAGGTGAATGGTCTCCAGAAGTAGAAGAAGCATTTAAAATTTTAGAGAGTGATGAAGATTGGTTAAGTAATAAGGAGTTATATGCTAAATCATTAAAAACTCTTATAAAGGCTTTAAAAACAACTTATTTTGGTTATACTTATAATGCTGATCTTGGATATAATGTTCCAGTATTTAATAAAATGGCAATGTTCCCAATGTTCAAAGCTTTGGCAACAGGAGATAATCGTGAAATATACGATAGAATGAATGCTGTTGGAAAATATGCTGGATTACAACCAATTGATTAGATAGCATTTGAATCTGCTGTAAAAGTAGGTATAGAAGGTGGTTTTAGTTTCTATTCTGATTATACCAATAATAGTATAAATGATATGACTAATATTCATACTACTACTCAATATTTTAGAAATCTAAGACGTCAGTTAATAACCGATCCTCATACTCATGATAGAACTCTATTTGGTACTCAGGTTTCTACTGTTGCAGTATCTAATCTAATAATGGATAGAGTATATGGTAATGAATCAAATGTTGAAGCTCAAAGAACTGGTTAGCAATTAAAAGAACAATTATTCGGAACAATAAATGCTTTATCAAATAAAGGTATGCAATCAGTTAGAAGTGAATTCATGTCGGATGGATAGTTAGATTTGGATAAAACTTCTAAATCATTAATACGTGAAGCTCATTCTTCTAATATGGGAAAGAATATCGAAGATGCTTTACAATACAATGAAGATGAATAGGATTTTGAAGTATCATTAGCCGCATTACCTGATAGCAAGTGGGTTGAAACAAAAATAATTGCTAATACAAATCATAAAGCTATAGATTTGGAATTACCTGGTGGTGCATTTATTCAGATGTCATCTTTTGGTTTTAAATCTATAAAAACAGTTGGAAGTAGTGCAATAGCAAATGGTAAACGTCTAATAAATATAAATGAAGATGGTAGTATGGATGCCATAATATCTATCAATTTATTCAGACATGTTATACCAAATTTTGATAAAATAAGTTTTACTGAAGCTAAAGAATGGTTGAAGAAAGCAGGTATTATATATGATGAAAATAATCCTGATAAATCTAGACCGATTGCAGTTGGATACCGTATTCCTACGCAGGGTTTGTCATCTATTGCAGGTTTACGAATAAAAGATGTATTACCTAGTAATGTTGGCGATATGATTGTATTACCAGATGAATTTACTACACAAACTGGTTCTGACTTCGATATTGATAAATTGTATATCGCTCGTTATAATTTCGATAAAGACGGTAATAAAATAGAATTTAAAGGGATTAAAAAAATTATAACAAGCGAAGGATACGTTTTAGAAGAAAGTTTTAAACAGTATTTACGTCGTAGATTTGCTGAAGAAAATGAAGAATCATATGAAGTATCTGAAAGAGGATCAGAAGCTGTAGAAAAATTATATAATTCTTGGTTAGAATCTATCGGTAATCCTACAAATATATACGAAGCAAACTCAAGAGAAGCTAATGAAAACTTATTACTCGATACATATCTTACTGTATTAACTGATAAAAAAGTTGTAGACCAAACTAGATTACCACTTGATAAAGTTACAGGTATAATTAAAGATGAAATATTACCTATCGTTGACGGTGAGGTAAATAAATCAGAACATATGCCTTTCAAGGAATTATCTCCTACTTATCAAATGAATAAGAAATACGAATATTCTGGTGGTAAAACAGGTATTGGACCATTTGCGTTAAATAACAAAAATCATATTCTTACTTAGTTAGCAAAATTAAGATTTAAAGAAAATCCATTACTGCAATCTCTTGGTTTTACTGGATTAGATGGTATAAATAGTAAAGATGAACAAGTATATAAAAGAGATTCAAAAGGTAATGTTGTTTACGATTCTAATAATAATGCTATAACAGTAGAAGATAAAGGTTTAAGAATATTGGATTGGATTTCAGCAATGATTAACGCTCATGTTGACGTTGCAAAAGATCCATATGTAATACGATTAAACGTACGACAATATACATATAATATTTGTAATTTCTTGTTACGTGTTGGTTATGGTAAATCGACTTTCTATTTCTTACCGCAAAGAATATTGAAAGATATGGCTGTAGCTTATGAAGCTGCATCTGGTATATATGGTGTAAATAGTTCTAAGAGTAAAACAGCTACAGTAAATGAAGAAATTACTAAGATTCGTAAAAAGTATTTCAATTTGTATGAAGAAGCATGTAAAGAAGCTAACGTTAATATTGAATTAAATCAATCAGACGATGGAACAATATCTTTTAATGATTTAAGTGTAAACTTAAATAATGTTGCTTCTACAATAATGGATAGAGATAACTTAATAACATTATTATAGGACAATAAAAAATTAGATAATTTAACAGCTGTAGAAAAAGCTTATTATTACAAACAGCAGTTATTGATATCTGAATTGTTCTTATAGTTAAATGATTTGTCACAAGATATGTCTAAGTTAGTACAATTATCACAGATTGATACTAAGCGTTATGGTAATAATTTTGTAGAACAGAATAGATTCTTATACAGATTAAATAGTTTGATAGTAAATTCAAATCTGTTTGAAGCTGAAGATATAATAAATTATTATCGTAATACTTTCTTGGAAACAAAATTAATAAATGGTATTGTAGAGCCTGCTGAAATATTCCAATCTTTAATGTTTAGAAGTAATAAAAGTTTTAAAGACGCAATATCAAAAGTATTATTAATGACAAATAGAATTGATACTAATGATGAATCTTTAAATAAAACTATTTCTAACGAATTAGAAGGATCATTACGTCAACAATTCTTAGAATCCAAGAATATAGATACATTTGATTTATTGTATGGAGATAATTCTATGGCTCATCGTCTAGCTAAAATCAAATCAGATATATTAAATAGCAAATACGAAGGTATGTTAACACAAGATGGAAAAATAGCTAATAAGTTATTAAATCATCTTGGTACACTTACTAGAATGAGTACAGATAAATATTTTGCTCCAAACATTATTACTAAGAATAGAATAAATGATGGTGATAAGTATTTAAAATAGACTTTATCTGTATACTGGGAAGAATTATTAGATTCACCATATGAAGAAATACGTTCATTTGCTAATGATTTGTTCTATTATCAATTAGCGACTACTGCTGGTAATTTTACTAAGAACGGCATATTTGGCGTTACTCCTATACGTTTGATTAAAGAATCTGGATATAATCAGTTCATGCGTAATCAAGTTAAAACATTTATGGGTGACGCTAGTATAAACTATGATGATTTGTTTTTAAATAATTGGCAGAATAATAAATTAGTAAAATCAGTAGAATTATATAAAGACGCATTTGATTAGGAATCAAACGAAATCGTTCCACAATTAACAGTACCTGTATTATTCAGTAACACTTTGTTACCCGGATTAAATAAACGATATCCTATTTTAATGCAATTAAATAATCCTTCTGTTGCTAAAAATGGAAAAGGTTAGGATGTATTTCAACCATATGTAAAAGTAGTATTAGATAAAACAACTCCACAAGGAACATTACTATACAAATTGATAGGTTATATTAAAAATAAACAAGGTATAGATAAACCTATTTATGCATTGGTTAATAAAAAAGGTTTAAATGAATCTGGTAGAGTTGTAAAAGAATATAATAAATATTCTAATTCTATATTTGAATTTAATAATATATCAAACGCACTAAATGCTAAAAAACAAATTAACGATAATATCTTAAATCAACTTATATCTACAGGAGATATTAACAAAAAAGAACAGTGGGTTAAGTTATTAAAAGGTATTGAATATATCGATGATTATATTCCTGAAACAAAAGCTTTAAATTTGGATATATTTAGAAAAAATGCTGGAAAGAATATTATTAAAAAACAAAACGTATCTGTTGTTAATATTGATTCTAATCAGCAATCTTCTAATAATACGTATACGTTTGGTGATGGTTTTACTGTAGATATACCTTTTAAATTAAATGATCAACAAGTAGAATTATTAGCAAATTTGGAATATTTTTATAGACGTCCTGCAGAATTAAATAATATTATAACTATTAGTGGTTATGCAGGTACTGGTAAAACAACAATAATTGGTATCTTTAATAAATGGTTAGAACATAAAGGAGTTACTCCTATTTTTAGTTCACCAACTCATAGAGCAAATGCTGTTACTAAGATGAATAATCCAGAATCTATTGTAATGACATTGCATTCTATTTTTGGTTTATCACCCATTGTTGACTTAGAATCAGGTAATTATGATTTAAGAAAATTAAAAACTGAATAGGTATTTAAACCGAAGATAAAACCAAATCAATTCTTAATAATTGATGAATCATCTATGATTAGTGAAGGATTATATAATTTCATACAAGATTATGTTGATAATTTTAATGTGAGAGTTATTTTCTTAGGAGATCCTGCTCAATTGTCACCAGTAAAAGATACTAATTTATCACCAGTGTTTAAAGAAAATAATACCAAATTACAATTAACAAAAGTAGAAAGAACTGGAGATAATCCTATTCTTAAAGAAGCTACTTCTTTACGTAATGGTAATCCTTTATCATATGTAACTGAAATAATAAATGGTGAAGGAGTAGAATATATGGCTACTAATTCATCACGTGTTGACGAGGTATTAAACGAAGTAGTTAATTCTGAAGAATTTAAAAATAATCCTTTATACTTTAAAGTATTAGCTGCAACAAATGCTGTTGTTCAATAGACTAATTTAAAAGTAAGAGAATAGAGATTTGGTAAAAATGCTCCACAATTAATGCCAGGAGACATATTGATGGGATATAGTAATATAACTGATAATGAAAAAGAACTTGTAAGAAATAGTATAGACTATATTGTTGATTCTGTTTCAGAAATAGCTGATAATACTATTCAAGTTCTTGATGGTAAATCATTAACAGTAAAAGGATATAATATTGTTCTTAGAAATGCGTTTAATGGTGAAATCGGCGATAAGTTATTTATACTTGATAACAATACATCTGCTACCAAATTAAAAGAAATATCAGATCTTATAGAGTATTTCAATAGAAAAATAAACGATGCGTTCAAATCTCACGATTATCGTTTAATAGGAGCTTTATAGCAAGCTTTATCTGAAATATAGAGAAATACTATATTGATAAAAGACGTTCAGCAAGGTCAAGCGTTAAAAGTTCGCAAGACACTTGATTATGGATATGCTTGTACAGTACACAAATCACAAGGTGGTACATATAATAAGATTATGTATTATGCAGATACTGTAGCTCCATTCGATAAAAAGGTACAAAACCAATTAGATTACGTTGCAGTAAGTAGAGCTAAAGAAAATGTTTATATCGTTACAAATCACGAAATAAAAGAACAAATGAGTAAAGATACTACTACTGAAACAAATGATCAAAACTATGTTCTTCATTCTGGAGGAGCTATTGGTTCTGACACTATGTGGAGTGATATTGGTAAAGAATACGGAATTGTATCTAATCATTATTATTCTGGTAATAAAACGCCTAATGGAAATATTGAAATATCCGAAGCTGATAAAGTAGAAGGTCAACAGAAAGTTACAATTGCTGCTAGACAAATGGGTAGAATTGAACCAAATCAACAAGTTAGAAATGAATTATTAATTCGTGATTGGGCTCAAGTAAAATATGCTGATTCTGTATTTGCTATAACAACAATGCTATCTGTTGGAGACGAAATGAATTACGGTAAAAAAGCAAAAATCCGTCAAGGAAAAGGTGGTACCGGATATGCTATGCAAATGGCTATCAATGAAGGAAAACCTGTATATATATATGACCAAGTTAGAAAACAGTGGTATAAGAATATAGATAGTAAATGGTCTACTTCTGACGTTCCTGTATTAACTAATAACTTTGCAGGTATTGGTACTAGAGAAATAAATCAAGATGGTATACAAGCAATAAAAGACGTATATAATAAAACTTTCGGTAAACAATCAGATGTAAAAACAGTATCTTCTAATAAAATTACTAGAGCAATTACTAATTATAATCGACAATCTGCATTAGCTAATCCTCGTACTTTGTATATATTTACTGATAATACAGATAGAACATCTGGTGGTGCTCAGATTAATGATGGATGGTATAAAAATAAATACGGTAATGGTGGATACGGTAGTGATAGAAATCCAACAACTGCTGTAATAAGAGGATTGGATAATGCTGCTCCTATAAGTACAATGCGGTATTTCTATAGAAATCATCCAAATATGTCAGTTAATGAAGCTAGATGGACAGATAATGATCTTAATGAATTTAAGAAAGTTATTGATAATGAAATTAGTGATATAAAATTGTTGTGGGATAGTGGTGATTTTGATAATATCGTTGTTCCTGCTGGAGATAGATTCTTTAATTCTAGAATAGCTAATATTAGTAAAGAAAGAACTCCTAAATTATATCAATATTTACATGACAAATTAATAGAATTAAATAATTATGTAAACGGTACTAAATCTGAAGTATAGACAATAAATATTTATTCTGGTACTGGTGATAATGTTGATTTAAGTAATTTTGCTGAGAGACCGTTTGTCTATCAGAATACTAGATTCAAAACTGTTGAAGGAGCTTTCTAGGCTTAGAAATTAAATTATAGTAATTATATTGATTCTTCCATGTCTTAGAGATATACAGAAATGTTAAATAAATTTGCTAATGCAACAGGTTACGAAGCTAGAACACTTGGTAGAAGTATTTCAAGTTTAGATAGACAAATGTGGGATAGAGATTCAGAAGCAATTCTTAAAGAAACGATGAAAGCATCGTTTGAACAAAATCCTAATGCTAAACAAAGATTATTAGATACCGGAGATGCAATTCTAACACATAAAGATAAATATGGTAAAGAATAGGATAATGGTAGATTTAGTAGATTACTTACGGAAATAAGAGAAGAGTTTAGAAATGAACCACAATCTTAGAAATATACCGGTAATTTATTAGAACAAGCTGATTTTAGCGAATTCAATGAAATGAGAGAAGAAGGTAAAAAGATAGCAGATATTTGTAAAAATAAATAATATGAAAACAATTTGTCCAAATTTAAGAAATAAAGAAGTTAAACAATAGTTTGATGAATTAAAAGACGTTTTAGGTGAAGATGTAGCTTACTACGTATGGTCTTATAATAATGGATATAGTTTAGATTACGCTCCTAATGGGGCGTAGTCTAAATTATTTTCAGACTTGTTAGAACATTATAAAGGTGATAGATAGTCTGCTATTATAGCAAAAGCTCGTACTTATTCTCCACAATTTAGAAATTGGTTTGGTGACTGGACACATGAAAATAAAGAAAACGTATCTAAAATAGTAGATGAAAACAATGAACCTTTAATTGTTTATCATAGCACAACAAATGTATTTGATACATTCGACATAAACAAATCTCGTAACGGATATGCTATTTGGTTTAAACCGTGGAAGGATTCTAGTAGATTTGGAACTAAATTACTCTAGAAAATTACACAATCTATAGATATTCCTGTATATTTAAATATTAAGAACCCTGCAATATTAGATAAACAACACGGTGTAAAATCTGGAGATATTTATACTAGAGAAAAAATAAATAAACATGCGCATTCCAATCAAGATGGAGCGGTAGGTTATTCAAATGTTCTTATAAATAATAAATCTTTAGATATTTCTAAAATTAGAAATAAAAATGGTGTAGAATTAGTTGTATTTGATCCAAATCAAATTAAATCAATAGATAATCGTGGTACCTTTTCTATTGATGATAACAATATATACAATTATAATACTGATTCTGTAGAATACAATATAAGTAATGAATCAAGCGCTAATATCATATTTTCTAACCAATCTAATGCAAAAGAATCATTAAATAATATGATTAACAGTGGTATGTTCTTTTCAACAGAAGAACAAATGAATATTGCTAATAATCTTTATTCTAATCTTGATTCTTCGATTAAAATTGAATCTACTAATGTAAATACTAATTATGATGCAGCTTATCAAAATAGTAAAATTTTAGTAAATCCTAGAATTTTCGGTAAATACAATAATCAAGATATAGGTAGAATAATACTTCACGAATTAGTACACCATTTTACTATTGATGAATATAATAAAAATAGTAGATTTAAAAATAATATAGATTCAGTATTCAATAAAATTAGCAATTTGTTTTCATCAGATAAGTATAATAGAAAAAACCCACTATATTATGGTCTTACTAGTCCTGCTGAATTTATATCTGAATTATATACTAATTCGGCATTTAGAGACCTTGTAGCGAAGAAAAATATGTCTACTTGGAGAGGATTATTAACTAATATTTTAAATGCTTTAAATCTAAATAAAATAGCTAATAAAGTAGCACAAAAAGGTATAGATAACAATGCTTCATTAATAAATGAAATTCAATCTATAATAAATAATACACATACTACTGATTATGTAGCTAATGATTTAGGAGATGGAATATTAAAATATGATGCTAATAACGATGATGTGTTAGATGCTATAAATAAAGAAGCTCGTAATATTTCTGAAAAGATATTACGTGGTTTAAAAGCAAGTTATAAATCTCTAAAAAGTAGAGATAAATCTCCTATTGTTTTAACTAAATTGTAGCAAACAATCGATCAATATGAATTAGATTTATAGAAAAATGATGATACTTTAATTATTACTAATTTCATCAAAAGAGCATCAGAACAATTTAAACCTGTATTAAATCTAATACGCAAAGCATATTTAGATAATACTATTCTTAGTAATGATGAAATATTAAATTTCAAGAATGACTTTCTTGATTTTTATGGTCCTATGTGTGAAGAAATCAACAAGAAATTATTCTTATAGGATTATTTTGCTAATCTTGATCCACAAGATTTAAATGTATTAGAAACAAATATAAATCTAATAAATCGTGCTTATACAGAAATATCTGGTAAATATGATAGAATTCTTAGGAATCGTTCAGCATAGATTGTATCTGAATTAGGAGAATTATATGGTGTTCCTACTGAGTAGATTGAGGAATATATTCAGAGCGATATGTAGAAAACTATAGGTGATATAAACTTTATTAGTTTATGGTTACGTCCTAATAAGAATTTAAAAGATTTTATGTTACGTCTTTCAGCTAGAGCTATTTCGGATATAAATAATGAAGTTTAGATGTTTGCTAATGATAAAGCGCAAAGCTTAATTAGATCTTTCTAGAAAATAAATAAATCTGATTAGTTATTATATTTTGAAAAAGATAAAGATGGTAAAACAACTGGTTATCTAGTAAGAGATAGAAGATATGGTGAATTTAAAAATGACTTACGAAATTTTTCTACACAACTTGATTAGAAATATGGAGTTGTTGACGGTAATTACTATGTTTTAAATGATAATGAATTTTATAATTACTTACAAGAAAAAGAAGAATGGTTATAGAGTCATTGTGAAAGAAGATTTAAATCAGAATATTATAATTTATATTCTAAACTAAAATCTAAAACGAGATTAAAATTAAAATCTTTAAATGGAGAAATTCAATCATTGATAGAATCTGTTACAGATAAACAGGGAGTACATCTAGAAAAAATGTCTGATAAGAACTGGAATCAATTAGATAAATTATATCAAATAAAAAGAAATTTATCTAATCTTTATAATTTTGATGGTACTCTAAAAGTTGGTGATGATAGAGAAATAGCTGAAGATCTTATGTAGTTTTATGATGAACTTGGATCTGGTAAGATAAAATCACTTAATATTTCATAGGACGAAATAGAAAAACTAGTATAGTAGAAAGAAAAAGAATTAACTCCTGATGAATTCTAGAAATGGAAATTAAGAAATATAAGTTATTCTTATTCTGATGAATTTATAAAGTTAATTCAATCTGATATTAATCTTGAAGAGCATCAAAAAGAATATGAAGATTTATTAGAAAAAAGAAGAATGTTAATGTCTTTAGGTAGAAATAATAATTTACCTAGAACTGAAGCAAAGTTATTAAATTCTCAAATAAAACAAGAAATAAAAGAATTAGATTAGCAAATAGATAGCTTACGGTCTTTATATGGAGACGGTACTAAATCTAATTTTGGAGATTTTGCTAAAATGGTAACTACTCAAGAATATGAGTATGATAAGAAAAAAGCAAAAGAAGCTGGAGATGAAGCGTATAAAGAATGGTATGATAGATCACATTACATTAACTCAAGAGGTAATGAAGTTGTAGTATCATATTATCGTATGATGGTTCCCAAAGATACTAAATATATAGAAGTAAGATTAAGTAGAATGAATTAGGAACTTGATAAAAATTCTGAATTAATAAATCCTAATTATGATTTTGAAAATCCAGAATATTATCAACCTAAAAAAGATTTATATGATAATACAGAAGCTTATAAAAAAGCTACAAATACTATTGAAAAACAAGAAATATATAATCTAATATTATCTACTATAGAAGAAGCAAACTCTAAAATTCCTTTCTTAAGTAAAAGAGATAATTATAAATTACCATAGATTACTGGTGATATAGTTGATTTTACTATGAGAGGTAATAAATTTTGGAAAGGTATAATGGAATATAGTCTTGATGGTATTTTTATCAAAAATGATGACGCTGATTATGCAATGGATAATTTTACTCAAAAGCCAGATGGAAGCGAATTAAAATTTATTCCTACTCATTATATAGAAATGCTCAAAAATCCTGAACATATATCTAGAAATATGGTAGGATTACTTACAGAATATTCTAAAATGGCAGAAAATTATCGTATTAAAAATCAAAGAGTTGCTGATTTTGAAGTATTAGCTGAACAAATGGCTAATAGAACTTTTGTCGTTCCTAATATGTTTAGACGTACGTTAAAAGAGAAAAAAGGAAATACTACTAACACATATCAAAAATTAATCGATTTTATTGATATGCAAATGTATGGTCAATTAAATCAACCTCTTACAAGTAAACCTTTTGGTAAAAATAAAGATAAACAAGTATCGTTCTCGAAGATTATAAATAAAATAAAAAATTATGCTTCTGCTTCTAACTTGAGTTGGAATATGGCGGCTATTACAAAATCTTTCTTACAAGGAATGCATAAATCTACAGTAGAAGCTTTAGCTGGAAGATACTTTGATAAAAATCAATATTATAAATTATTAGCTAGTAAGATATTTAAAATACCTACTATGTTATACCATATGAGTGATCCTACACATAATGATTTAACTTTAGCATTATTGGAAAATGCTGGTATAGCTAGAGATTTAAATGATAAAGTAGTAAATATGCAGTATAATAGAGCTCTTAGATTTGTAATCAAAAATATTATTTGGGGTGGTTGGTCAGCTATTGATTATATGGTAAAAGCTCCAGTAGTTGAAGCTATTTATGCTGATTATAAATATATTCCTCAAGATGGTATATTTATGTCAAAGAGAAAATTTATACGTGATAAATATGATGATGATTGGAAAAAAGGAAGTAAAGCATTTAATAACATTAAATCATTTACTTTGTTAGATGTTTATACTGTTAAAGATGGTATTCTTGTTATCAAAGATTAGTATAAACAATATGAAAATGTAATTAAAGATAGTAATCTTCAAAATTCTGTTATAAATGTAGCAAGATTTATTACAAATAGAATTGACGGTGTATTATCATCAGAAGATAAAACTAGATTTATGACCAATGCTTTTGGAGCATCAGTAATGATGCATAGATCATTCTTTATTAATAATATGGAAGATAATGTTTTTGCTGAATATCAATATAATCCATATATTGAAGATTATTATGAAGCAAAATATAGATCATCTTTTAAAGTAATATGGAATTGGATGTCTAATTTATATAATGGTGTTACAAAAGTAAATACGGATGATTTAAATAAAAATGAGTCTATACAAGTATATAATTTTAAAAGAACTATGATTCAATTAGCTTTGATAGGAATGTATACGTTATTGGTATCATTATGGTTAAAACCAGAAGCTGATGATGATAAAAAAAGTTATTTAAAGAATTTTATTGGATATTGTATGGATGCTATGAGATTTGAAGAATTTGCAGAATATAACCCATTTGACTTATTCAATCAAATAAAATCTCCGTCAGCAGCAATCGCTCCTGTAGAAAATGTAACTAATTTATTTAAATTATTTGATCCTATTCATTTTGAAAACAATTTTAAAGAAATTAACAAAGGTCCGTATAAGGATATGGAAAGATGGTAGCGTAATTTAATAAAAGTTACTCCTGGTTTAAGAGGTATATGGGAATCTAAAGATCCTAGAACTAAATGGGAATATCTTGAAACACAATTGGATAAATAATAAAAAAGCCGTAGAATTATCTACGGCTTTTTTAGCTATTGTGTAAATTGAATACTGAGAGTACATCAGTATTTTCAAATGGTGGATCTTCTTCTGTAATTATTTCATTCCTATCAATTAATGATTTGATTTTAGTTAGATCTGTAGAATTATTTAACAAATCTTTTAAATAACTAAAATCAACATTATTCCAAAAAGATATTATTCTAATTTTTGAATTTTCATCAATACTATTAAAATATCCATCTTTAATAGTATTAATTATCTTTTTAAAATAATAAGGAATAATAAATACGTATTCAATATAAAATATACCATTTATGAATAAATCATATTTTGCACAAAACCAATTATTTTGTTTAATTTTAGATTCTAATTCATTATTAATTTCAGAATTGTATTCGAATACTAATAAAATATGATTATCTAAAAATGGTCTATTTATATCTTCAATATACGCATTAATAAATTTATATTTTTCTTGAAATAATTCAGAAGAATCAAATATAAAAGGTAGTATGTATCTAGTTGTTAAAGTCTTATTTCCGATTATCATAATTCTTCAACTCCGTCATTCTCATAATAATTACGAGTATGAGTCCAGTTTCCTGAGTTGATATGATATGATATTTCTTTGAGAGTTTCTGATATTAGGTCTACTTTCTGACTCAATATTTCTTCTTTGTTCATGTTAAAAACTCTAATTTCATTATTACTATCTTTTCCAATAGCAATAATATAGGTTTCAAAATCATAATCTTCAGAATTAAGATTTAAAACCTCTTGCATATACCACTGTATTGCAAGTCCATAAAATGCAATTTGTCTAAAATAATCATATTCTTCTACAGAATGTGCAAAATTATAGACATTTTGTGTTGTTTTTAAGTCAATTAAGATAATTTTCTTATTAACGTGGTCAAAACATACTCTATCAAGTAGAGATTTACATTTTATGTTATCGTATTTCGGTACTTCCCAATTTATATGGAATTCGTTATACGCTTTAAATGTGTCAGGCAAATTGAATAATAATTCATTTGCCTTTTTGTGTTCTTTAATGTTATCTTTAATCTTTTTAAGCGTATTTAAATCAGCAAAAGATATTACTTTTTTGGTATCTTTATTCTTACAATATTCTATATATTGAGAATAAGTATCTATTATTTTTAAAGCTTCTTCTTTTACTACATCATCTTTTTTACTATTAGAATAAGATTGACGATACGCTTTCAAAGCTAAAGTTTCTTTAGACTCTAAAGGTTCTACTTCGATTAAATGTGCATAACATTCACATAAATCTTTTTGTTGTTTTACTTTAGGTACTTCAAAATCAAGAATTATATAATCTTTCCAGAATTCATCTGGTTGAAGAATATATTCATGAATCATGGTACCTTTTTCAAGGAAAGAACCTTTTAAACCTTCTTCTTTTCCATCTAACATGTTACGAAGATATTGTGGTCCATATTTAATAAACCAACCTAAAGCAGAGTTAGAAATACGTGAATTATCTTCGTAATATGGAATTGAGATATCCATTTTATTTGTATTCATCTTCTATACTCTCCTCATTATTTCCATCCATGTCAGTAATTACTGAAGATTCAGTCCAAAGAATTTCATCTTCTTTATCTTGTGGATTATCCAAGAATTTAATAAAAATTTCATCAATTTTACTATTGAACAATTTTAAATCTTCTTCAGTTACTGAATCAAATGTAACAAAGAAATCTTTTGCTGTTTCTTTTATTTTATTTGCAAATTCTTGTAATAATTCATATTTAGTTTTTTCCATAGTTGTATCAATATCTATTGTAGGAAATTCAAAATTCTTTTTGAAACTATAACAATCGTTCAATCTAGAACAATTATATTTTCCTTCGCTTGGTTTATTTTCTCCTTCGTGCCAATGACCATAGAAATGATATTTACATTTATACCAACTTTCTATATTAAGTAATTCATTTTCAATCGGAGAATCATGAGTAATAAGAACATCGCATTCTGGTATTTTTGAATATGGGTTATCATCGTTACATTCATAACTCTCGAAAGCCCATTTGTTTCTTTGAAAATCGATAGGATCAATCCATGGAGTACCATAGAATTTTATACCATCGTATTCAAATGATTGATCGATAAGGAAATGTAATTTTCCTTCTGTATTTATTGCCATGTAATCACAAAATTCTTCCCATCTATTTGTTGTATACAGATTTTCAAGATATATATCATGATTACCTGGTACTACTAATACTTTTTTACATGGTAATTGCATTACCCATGGAATAAATCGGTTTTTCCACCAATATTCCGATGCATCAAAATTTCTTTGAGCATTTAAGGTAATTACGTCCCCTGCGATGCACAATACATCGCATTTAGGGACGTTTTCTAATAAATTACCATGAATATCACTTATTCCACAAATTTTCATACTAAAGTAATATTAAGAAATTCAACTGCTTCAGTAGGCGTAATATCGTTCTTTTCTTCTTTAAGAGATTTATATTCTGTTAAGAAAGCTTTAACGTTATCTATCGTTGGATATTTAATGGAATTTTCACAAAAAGTAATTAAATCTTCTTTATTCTCTAAACCTAATTCATCAATAAGTTCTGGAATAAAAGAAGCATTGTCTTTACTTGTAAATTTACGAATATAACGTATTCGTGAACAACGATCTTTTAAATATTCAGACAATTTGTCTGTATCATTACACGTGAATATAATTAACATTTTTGTTGTTTTTTCTATTCCATCTAATAAACACAACAAATCTTCTGAATTAAAATATTTATCAAATTCATCAAAAATTAAACATACTGGTTCATCAAAATTTTTGAAGAATTCGATCATTGCATTACGTTGAATTTCTTGAGATACATTAATAATTGGTAAACCTGATGCTTTTGCAATTAGTTTTGCTTGAATTGATTTACCTGTACCTTTTTCACCTGCTAATAATACGCCAGTTGTTTGTTGAGATGTGTTTTTAAAATGATTTAATACAATATTTTTAAATCGTTTATCTTTTTCCGATTCGTAAATTTTTTCTGGTAAATTAAAATCACCATTCTCTTTTAATCGTGGTGCATAGTAATCATTTAAATCATATATTTTACCAAGTATTAAATCATAATCAAAACCTTTGGGTTTTGGTACAATTGCATTTCCTACTTTTACAAATTGGCTCATATTATTTTTGTTTTAATTGTTGAATTAAAGCATCAACTTGCTTTTGATTCCTTACCAAATATAACTTATAATTAGAATTATTCTTCATTAAAGTATATTTAAAGATTTTCCATCTTAAAGGAAAGGAATCTCCCATGAGTCCTTTACATTCAATTATAAAGTCTTTACCTACGAAGTCTGGTAAGTATGTCATTGCTCTTACTTTTTCTCCTTGGTACTCAAATTTGGGTATTAACTCAAAATGAGTTGACTCATATTCAGCAAATATATTTGCTTCTTTTAGTTTTTTATAAGTATAAGTTTCTAGCTTACTACGAAATTTAATTCCGTCGTATATATTTGGAGTAGCATTTTTAACTTTACTCTTCTTCGATTTTGTTTTCGTAGTTGAGAGTTGTTTCTTTTTTGCTACCGAATGGTCCTACTTTAACATAGCTTAGTATATTTGTTTCTGTTTGTCCTTCTACTGTTTTAGTAGATTTTAATTCAGTTATGTTTGTAATCAATATTGGATTATCAATATTATTAAAAATAAATTTTACTGCTTCTTTTAAAAATTTATATTTTAATTTTACTTCATTCCATTTTCCAGAACATATTTTATCGATTGTTGTAATCAATGTAGCCGGTAATAGAAAAATAATAATAGTTATCAAATACATAAATATTCGAAGTATTGAGATAAATCCTTTTAAAAAAGATTTTCCAAGGTCTAATAGTTTTTTCATGTTTTTTGTATTTCTTTTTTAATCCAATTTTTCATTGTTTCAAATCCATTTAATTTAATAGCATCAGATATATCTTTTGCTTGAAATTTCTTATGGATTAACATTGGTTCTAAGCCTGTTTCTTGGCTTATTTTACGAAGATATTTACAACCAGCTTTATCTCTATCAAAAAGTATAATAATACGTTTAAAACGCTTCTTAAGCTCTTCTAGAGCTATGTTAGGAATAAATGTACTTTCTGATGCTGGAGAAACCGCAGGTATACCCATTTTATATAAACACATAACATCTTTTAAAGATTTTGTTATGATTAAAACATCATCTTTTTCTGGTAATTGTTTATAACCTTGAATATCGTATTCTGTTAAATTATTTCTCCATTTATGATACTTATCTGCTAAAGGTCTATATATTTTAAAATTATTATAGACTTTATATGCGTATATTGGATTTTCAGGTTTATAAATACCTTTTACAATACCATTACACAGATAGTATTTAATACTATTTACGTCGTACGTTTTAAGCGTTTCTAAGTCAATATTAAACTGCGACCAATATTGTTTATCAGCTTCTGTAAAATCTTGTCTTACAACGCCTATAATTGTCTCTGTTGGTTGTTTATATTCTTTAGAATGATTTAATTTTGTGTTATTTGTAATATTTAATCTACTAACTATATCTTTTAATATATCTTTATATTCCGTTTTACCAGTATATAATTGTACAAATTTAATTACATTACCACATTCTCCTGTACCATGGTCTTTAAATAGTAATTGATGTGTTCTTTTACTATAAAAAATACCGAATGATGGATTTTTATCTTTTCTAAAAGGACTATTATAAATCATTCCAACTTTGAATTCTCCAATATATTTAGCATATATTTCATACTCTGTTACTTTAGATAGTATCCAATCTAATGTAATTTCTGGTTGTTTAGTTTGTTCTCGCGAGTACATGACTAAATAATTTGGTTTGCAGGTTCTGTGGGACTCGAACCCACTCTCGTCGCCTTAATAGGCAACAGTGCACTCGTACACTAGGAACCTAAATAGGCTGCATTATGCTGCAGCCTTAGTTTCTTCTTCTATCTCTACTTCTTCTTCAAGATAGTTTTTAATTTGTTTAATACGTTCTAATTTAAGCTCTGCGTCTTTCTTATCATCAAATGCGTTAGACATCTGTTCAATAATGTTTGTTACATTATCAGTTGTTGCAAGTTGTTGAGACAATTCTTCAAGTTTTAATTCTGCATTTATTTTTTCTTCTTCAGCATTTACTTTAGCTGATTCCAATGCAGCTTTAATTTTCTTTTCACGAGTTGTCATCATTACTTCTGTAAGTTTACCTTTAAGATATCCTAATAATCGACTTAATTTCATAATGCAAATTTTAAATTAATACGTTTGTGTTTCTTTAAGGAGATTGTAAAATATTTTTCAGAATTCTTTAGTAGTATTAAATCTTCTTTTGAAAGCCATAGACTATCTATTATGTTATTTTCATTATCTAATATATGACAATAATATGGTCGAAAACCATTAGGATTATCTACTTTTTTTATTATAGCTTTAAAATTGCAATAACCACAAATACTTTTTATTACTTTTACTTCATCTCCAACATTAAATTTTGATTTCATAATGAGATAAAAAACGGGGAGTATTCGAATACAATCGATATACTCCTCGTATCATCATACTACGCCTGATGTAGGCTTTTAGTTAACGTTCTGTTTAAAACGGTAAATCATCGCTAGGATTTACGTTCTGAGTTGTAGTTACGTTTTCAGAACTAAAAGGATTATTTACTACTGTTTCTTTATTAGCAACAATAGGTCTAACGATGATATCATATTTAGGATCGATTTTAATTTCGCTATCTTCCTTAGATACAGACATTGGTTCAATAAATTTACGGCTTACTGAATTTGGCAATGTTGTATATCCGTCTTTGTTATATACGACTTTTAGACGTACTTTCAATGTTTTATCAGCGTTTTCCAGTTTATCTACAATATATTTTGCAAATTCACGGAAATTATCACCATTAAAATCGATTTCTTCATCTTTATAATAGCATAATAGGATTTGCAACATACGTTTATATTGCTTATTCATTGAATCTTCAAGATCTTCTTGAGACTTCATCCAAACTGCCATCTTAGGTTCCCACTCAGTATGATGTACTGATTGACCTTCTTCGTTTTCAAAAGTAATTTCGAGAATAGGCTTACCCGTAGGTGATTCTTTCAATACTGCTTCTTTCAATACACAGTTTTCATTAATACCTGCAGGCATATATGCTGACTTAAAATCTTCAATTTTAACGGCTTTTTCTTTACTGTATCCCATAATTGTTTATTTGTTTAAGGTTATTATTCTGGTAAAAATATTTTATTCCAATGAAAAGTAAGATTGTTATTTTCATCGCTTTCTGCAATTACAATCTTTTGACCACGTAAATGTATTGGTCTTGCTTCACGAACTGAATTTTCTCCACCTTCAAAAGATATGATAGTTTCATTCTTTTTACGATAGACATATCCAATTGCATCAGCTTCTCCACAAAGTATATCACCTAATCGTCCAGTTAGGTCAAGAGTCATTTCGTTAACTTCCTGACCTTCAAAGTTAATTTGTTTATCTTTTGTATGTGCTACTAATATTAAAGTTTCACATAGACCTCTAAACATATCAATTACTTTTTTAACTGCTTGACGAATGTATAAGTATCCTGAACCGTTTGGTAAGGTTCTGATGTCTGTACCTTGATAATTTTTTCCCATTGTAGTCTGTCTGTATAGGGTAATTGCGTACCCCATACACATTTCTTCCAATCTGGTTGCATTATCGATAGTAATATACTTATAAGGATATTTACCATCATTGTTCTTAATTTCTTCTTGTAGCGCCCTACAAATATCTCCAAAGTCATTTATATTTCTTGCTTGAACAACTAACGCAGATAATCCTTTATATCCATCTTCAAGGTCGATGATAAGGTTATTTTCGAGTGCAGCCATAGCACTTGATTTACCTGCTTTCGGTTTTCCAAAGAAGATTACAAATCTCATGGAATTTTTTACCGGAATTATTTTTTCTTTAGGTAGTATTATCATAATAAAAAATTCTAATACTTTACTAAAGTCTGATATTTTCTGATATTTTCTGGTATTGTTAGTAAAGAAAAATTAAACGTTTATGCTGCGATATTGTTAATTTCAATATTGTTAACAATATTCATAATAATGTTAATATCTTTCTTAACTGTTTTTGTTGGATTTAGGAAATATGTGTTATATCCCTTAAACGGAATAATATGATCCCCAATCTGAATGAAATTCTGATAAATACGAACAGGTTCTCCGTATTCTGTTACATAATCGTAACCAGGATCCTTCAGATAATCATTATATGCCTCTGCATATTTATGCAACTTATACATCGCACGATGCAAGTCTGCAATAGAATAATGTTCAACTTCGGTTAACTTCTTACCGTTATAATACAATGGATTTGTTTTGATCGGATTCCAGAATCGACGGTTAAATGCGTAGAACTGTGGTTTTTCATCGAAGTTTCCAATTTCGAATACTAGACGATCACTTGGACCAGCATGTTCAATATTATATACTGGTTCATTATCGTTCTTATTCCAATTAAAGAACGGAAATTGTTCTGCAACTTTATTCAAAATTTTACTTTTGAATGTACCTTTATTATCAATACTAAAATTCGGGAGTCCTATAGTAAAACGTTTCATAATTTTCAGCCTTTTTTATTTGTTAAATACTACTTTTGTTTGATTTGCTTCTAAACTAGTTTCAATCAAGTTACCGTATTTTAATTCACTTTCAAATGGAATTATACATGGTTCTCCTTCTCTTACTTTTAAGAGATGAAGATAAACTTTGTTTTTTACAGGTAAACGATTTACTCCATAGAAAGCCAAATTTAAAATTTCTGGTCTATGTAGAGCCATTACGTAATCGCTTGCTTGAAATATTGCATCAGAAGCTGATAAATCACTTCGCATTGGGAAGTGGGTTACGGGGTTATTAATTCTTTCAGGAGTTTCAATATTACGATTCATCTGTGAAATCTGTATTATACTAGTTTTATGTAACTTTTTTATTCGTATAAACATTTTCTGTAAATCAACTAATATTGATCTTTCACTACCATCTCCTTCGACTAATAGAGTATGATCTAGTACAACTATTAACCATTTGTTTTCAGTAGCGATATGTTCTTTATAATATTTAATAGTTTCTTCTATTTTCTCAACATTTAAAGGAGTATCTACGTAATAGATTTCTTTATTTGATAGAGCTTTTGCCGTTTGTTCTATCTGTTGAAATTCTTCTTCTGAAATATCTTTATTAGCACTATATAGTTCGTTAGTTGTCATTCTTAGTTTATTACTAAGTAATCTACCAACGTTTCTATAACTTAACATTTCAAAAGATAAGTTTAGAATAACTATCTCCTGAGTTGGATTAAGATCAATCAAATCATTTGTTATCGTATTTACAAATGCACTTTTACCTGTTCCAGAAGTACCTGCTATGGTATAAATCATATTAGGTTCAATAAAACATACATCATTAAATTTATTCCATCTTGTTTTTAATGAAATAATTTCATGCTTTCTTCTTGCATTAATATATGATATAGTTTCTTTGCTTACTTCTGCAATAGATTTACCGATAACTGGTTTAACGGAGTTGGTATCCATAAGATCCTCCTTCCTGTTCATATTGCATTTGTTCTTCCAAGCTCTCCCACTCTTGTTGAGTGAGCCATTTCCACATCGTTTTCATATATCCTAATTTACCGGTCATCATTTTATTATTGATTTCCCAATTAAGACAATTTAAAAGATGTTCATGCATTGCTCTAGATTTTCTTACGATTCTATTGTATTCTTTACGACATTTATTTAGGTTTGAACGTAAAAAACCTTTAGTACCGTCTGGTCTAGTAACATACACTGGAAATACTTCATAAAACTCATCAAACCAATCACTCTTACTTTTAGTAAAAGATAATAGTTTTTCAGTAGGTTTATAAATTTTATTGTCATCTTCAGTAGTATAAGAGACAAGATCTTGGTCGATTAAACTTTGTATTTCTGTTTCACTAATTCGGCTGAGAAACTGGTGAACGTCTTGATGATTCGCTTGATGCTTTTCGTTCAAACACAAAGTTAAAAAT